TAACGGATACTCTGCGATTGTATCATTCCATACAGAGTTAATAATCGAAGTGGGGTCGTCACCTTTTCCAATACTTTCATAAATCAGCCTCTGAGCATTTTTTGCAGTTGCATTAGGGCCGTTTTCTAAAATAAACTCAATTATCTGATAGTAGTTATTAATTGCAGTTTCTGCATTAGCACATGCCGGCCACTCATCAAAAACAATAGAGTTGTCTATAAATATCTTCTTAATGGTGTATTCTGTTTGATACAAGTCTCCTGCAGGGTTTACCCTCCAGTTCTTCATTGCAAGTATCATCAGCTCTCTGGCACGATTAAACGCCCAAATGGTATCTTCTAGTTGTCCAGAGATGTGAATCAGAGTGTTTCCTTCGTAATACTTTTCTGCAAATTCTATAGAGAATACATTGCCTCCGTTTTTCATATCAGAAGCGACGGCGTCAATAAAATATCCCAGGTCTCTATTACAAAGTTTTGCAGATTTATTTATTTGCGTGCCTTCATCTACATCGCCAATAGACGCAGTTGCAAGATTATTTAGTGCATTTGTAAGAATAGAGAAGAGACTATCTACTTTAGCCTTTATAGGATTATTAGAAGTTAAGTTTCTAATGCGGCTTCTGAGATTATCATAAGCAAAAATCGAAGCAATTCTTTCTATATCTGGATCGAATATAGTTGTTCCGTCGATATAAAACTGAGTAGCTTCAGATATTCTTGAGGTTCCCCAGTTTCCTATATCTTCTGCAATTGCAATTGCAATAAGTTCAATGTCTCTCTTGCACTTTTCTTCTGTAGGTAACAATGTGCCATAATTAAAGAGCACATCGGCCCATACATCATCTACTAAGTTATGGAGATTGTAATATATGGCCTCTTTTAAATCTTCTTGTTCTTCTACTGTTGGAAAGAACGAAAGCGACTCATTTTGGATAGAGTCGCCTACGTATCCAAACAGTCTATCTATCCTTGTTCTAAAATAAGAAAACTCTGGGCCTGGAATTAGTGCTTTTAGTTTGTCTCTTATTGTATTAAAAATCTGTACTGTTAGTGACTTTTCTAATACTGGAGAAAAAATAGAAGAGATAAAGTCTCCGTTTACATTAAAATAAGCCGAGGTAAATTCGTAACTATTTGAAAATCCTCCATAGAACAAGTCTCTTGCAATTGAGAGTACAAGAAGCTTAGAGTCTCTTGTACATTTACCGTCAGCATCACTTACGTTTCCAGGCGATGACAGAGAAACTTCGCCAATCGACTGCGCAACTACACTAACTCTATTTGATAATAAAATTTTATATACTTCGCGCGCTTTTTGATCGTAAATTGTTAAGTTAGGAAGAGCGAAATTTCTTGTATATAACTCATTAATTGTTTCGTCTTTTATTAAAGCTTTGTTTGCAAGGATCGATTCTGCCGCGTCTAAAACTTTACCTAAATCCCCAGAGTAAGATGCCCTTACGGCGGATTTAATAGATGCCTTGGCAGACTGAGGAGTTAAGCCATCATTTGCATCGTCGCCGTCTTTCGCGACCCAATATACGTTTTCAAATACAGGACTTTTCCAATTAAAACTCCCAGTAGAGTTTGCAATAGGAATCTGTCCTTCTAAAGGAGAGGCACCGGTGGCATCTTTTAATGTCCCTGTAAAAATTGCATTCCCAGAAAAATTAATATCTCCAGAAAAATCAATATTTGCGCTTGCTGTTCTATCTACAGATACTGAAAGATACTGAGGGTGGTCGTCGTTCTCTAAACCTGATAGAGTACCATGGTCAAACGCCTGTAGAGTTAAAGAAAGTACCGGAGAATTAAAATCTCTAGGATTAATACTGAATACGCCTAAATCTAATTCCGCTTCTATCGCTCTAGAGGATTCATTACCAATGAATACATGATCTCTTCTTAGGGGGAGATCGTTACTTTGCTCGAGCTGCAAATCTGCGTTCAATAATTTTGAATCACAATTTTTTCCAAAAAGATTGGCCACTGAGTTCTTATTTTATCTAATTGTCCTTTAAACGGAGTTTAAGTATCAGATTTAGTAGTGTAGGGATAAATATCGTTTTCTAAGTCAAAAATTTGTTTTGGCGTTAGGATAATAGGATTAGGCTCGGGCTCTTTTTTCTTATCTAAATCTTCTATTTCAAATTGCTTAGTTACTCTGTAGGGAACAGGCGCCTCTACAAAATTACCAAGAGAGCCAATTTGAACAACGTCGTAGCCAATCTCTGGAGTCTTTTGTCTATTGTACGATGTGCACTTATTCACCCCGGTTTTTAAACAATATAGCTTACGCCAAAATTCTTTAGGGCTAAAATTAATAAGCTGATTATAATTTGCAATTGTTGCCGGTACGTCAGAAAGAACCTCCCATAGGCACACGGTGTCTCCGCATTCTCCTTCTGTTAAGAAGAAATCTCCTTTTCTATAGAAAAATTCTTTTCTTACTCGTGTTTCATTCCAGCTATCAGTGCCAGAATTTTTTAAACATTTTTCGAACTCTTCTGCATTAAATACCAGAGGATTAAGACAATTTTGCGCAGAGGTTTCATACACTGCTTCGGACCAAGTGCTTTCTATATTTCCCCACTCATCATAAAAATAATCAATAGAGTAGAATGAGTAGGTTTGTTTTAAGAAATCTATGGTAGGAAGGCCGACTGGTATTGTTGTCTTTACGCTACAAACTTTTTTCCATAAGTTAAATTCAAATGGACCAGGAGTAGATAATATATTTTGTATGGCTTCATAGACAGATAACTCAAACCCATCATTTTCTATAAGCAAAACTCTATCACCGGCAAAATATGCCACAAATTGTCTGTACCTAGCCACGCTCCATCTGGAGTCAGTCTGTGAAAAAATAATATTTGGAGTTTGATCAGATATTTCCCAAGGAAACTCTATTCCACCCCAAGAAGAAAATATACCTTTTTGTGTGTTATAAAAACTATATTTTTCCAATAACTGATCTATTGAATCTCCGCATGTGTTTTGATTTCCGCAAAGATCATTTTGTAATATAGGATCACTATCTACGTTTAATCTTCTTAGATTGAATGCCTGGCTCTCATTTAGACATTTAACATCGCCAAAAAGATTTATATTTGTTTTTAAATCTATAAATACAGACGCAGTAAATATCTCTTGGAGTACTGACCCATCTCCATTTATATCAAATGTAACTTTGCATCTCAAAAAATAATCATTGGAAGATAAAGAGGTTATATCTTCAGGAGTTAGTAACAACTCAATATCAGTTTTTCCCTCTATATCAGACCAACTTGAGTTATTGAGAGATATCTGCCATTGATAGCTTACATTTTGTATGGATGTAGAAGCTACCTCAAAGGTAATGTTTTGATTTTCGTTAGAGTCTCCTCTAACATCTACCTTTGAAGGTGGTTGTTGGATTATATCTACAAAGGGATTTAATGTTAATGTTATTACATCGGAAAACTGAATATTACCAATTACGTTATCTACCTTGCATCTATAGGTATCTAAATAATCTGCGCCAGACGCAATAAATGAATAGTTCGCAGAATTAGAGTTAGGAATATCTTCCCAAATTGTACTTCCGTCTTCTTTCTTTTGCCAAGTATAAATATAAGATAGTATCGGGTTATTAATCTCTACGACTACTCCTAGTCCTATCTCATCTCCTATAGACGCTGTAATTGCAGAATCAACTACGCCTTTTATTTCATATGAATCAGTTACTTCTATTACAGAACTGGATGTTGTAAAAGGTGAGCCTTGTGCTAATCCACCTGGATCGATAATTACGCATCTGTAGGTTCCCGCAGAAGATAAGGGAATTCTTGGGAAAGTTAATACTCCACTAGAGTTTATTTCTACTAATTCCCATGAACTTCCGTTAAATTTTTCCCATCTAAAGGAAGGCGACCTTCCATCGCTTAATGTCGCACCTGCAGAAATAGAAAGCTCCTCTCCTTCTATTACTGAGATAGACTCAATAGGAGACCCAGTTATTGTCAGTACTACGTCAAATATTGTTAATCTTGCAGGCAGAGAACGTAGCGGAGAGTTAAAGGATATATTATCTTGTACTACACAACGATATAACGCCTCATCTGAGCTATTTATATTGAATAACTCTAATATAGATCCGTTAGCGTTTAATATATTTGTCCAAGATTGTCCTGAGTTTACAGATTTTTGCCACTGATAGGTAATTGCCCCTGCACCAGAAGACGAAGCTTCTACTTCAAACGTTGCGGATCCGGCAACAAACGAAGAAACATTGTCAGGTTGGTTGGTTATTGATAGAGTGGACTTAGAAACTGATAAGAAAGCAGAGGCTGAAATAACCGTGGAGTTAAGAGCTAACTCGTCGAATAAAACGCAGCGATATAACCCAGAATCTTGATCTGTTACGTTTTGTAAAGTAAGTATAGACTGGGTTGCAGAATTTATTGATCCCCAAGTTTGTCCGTCATTAAACGACCTTTGCCATTGGTACTCTAGAGTGCCGCCTGAATCAGTTACTGCATTTACTCTGAAGGTTGCAGCTTCGCCAAAATCAACCCTGGTCGGTTGAGGTTGAGTGATGATTGTAATTGTAAATACAGGAAGTACACTTAGTACTATTGTATTTGAAATTACTGGAGAATTAAACGCATCTACGCTAGAGACTACGCACCTATAGCTCCCAGAATCTTCTTCTTCTGATGGGTCTTTAAAATACGACGCTCCTATTTCCTCTGCTAAATCTTCCCAAAGAGACGTAATTGTATTAAATTTTTGCCATTGATACGACAGGGAAATGCCCGCAACACTTACCCCAGCAGAAACAAATAAGTTAAATGGTGTGGTAAGAATTGTAGAAGTGTCATTTGATTGGGCTTCTATAGAGATATACGACGTTACAGATAGCGTAGATACACTAGAGTAAACAGAGTTATAAGGACCGTTGGGAATAATGAGTACTCTGTACTCTGTGCCATCTTGAGAAATATTGTTTATTTTTTCTGAATATATCGCACTAAAAACGCCGGGAATTATTGAAAATTCAGACTCTCCCGGTAGTTTCTTTTCCCATTGGTATGTATAAGAATCTACGAATTGATTGATACCAGGTGATATCGATAATACAATATTTCCAAATGGATTAGTTGTAACAGTTGGAGGGAGGTTTACTGATATGGTTATATCAGGAACAGTCTCATTATAAAGAATAATGGGATCTTGTCCGAAAAGATTGTTAAACTCTCTCCATTCTATTGCGTTTTCCGTAAAAGGATCCGCGCCTAACTCAAAGTCAGTTACTGTGTCTTGTTTTTGTACTACGTTGTTTATGTAAGACTTAATTATTTTTGTGGTCCAGTTTCTATATTTAGATAACTTACTGGCAATGAATCCTGCGGCTACGGGGGAAGAGGATGATGTTCCGTCAATTGTGCCATCATACGCAGGAACATTTAACCAAGAATAAAAAGAATCAGAGTCGTATCTTTCATACTTTGTTCCGGTTCCGGTACCTACTAAAGCGCTTAGTACATCTCCACCGGGAGAGAAAATATCCACGCCTTTACCGGCGTTACTATAATAATCTTTACTTTCTTTACTATTTATATCTTTATACGAAGATAACGCGCCTACGGATATAGTTCTGTATCCGCCATTTTGCTCAGTAAACCCTCCTGCGTCCGCGGGAAAACCTCTTCTATTTATATATTCTTTTTGTGTTTCGACGGGATTTGTATTTGTTCCAGCAAAGAACCAGTTGTCGTAATCAGGCCCGCTAGGTACATCTTGTTTTTGATTATAATTACCTGCACTAGCAAAAAATATAATGTCCTGAAAATCGTCTAATAATTCGTCTCCAGATGATCTTAGACTTTGCGCAGCAAGAAGATTATAGGAAAATGTTCTATCAGTATCATATGAAGATATTCCCTTTAAAAAATTTGGGGCGTTTGCTATGCCAGTGTAAGAAGCAGCAGCGTTTGTCCTAAACTTATAGCTGCCTATGTCTGTTATAGTGCTAATATACCCATAACTATTATTAATAACGAGCGGATCCCTTGTGTTATTCCTGTTAGGATTTAATGGCTTATTTTCATGAAATATCTTTGTTATATCAAAGCAAACAGAAGGGGTGTTTATTAAATAACTAATACTATTGCCAATCTGCGCCGCAATTGTCCATTTATTTGCGTTAAACGCCCAACCAAAAGTCCTGCCATATGCCATCGAAGCAACAGGTGTGCCATGATCTGCAACAGTGGCCGCAGGAACATTAGAAAAATCTCCACATACCGCAGCGCGAGTGTATCCGTCGTCTATGCTTGGAATGGTTCCTACAGACGCAAATTTCTCAGATCTCTTTGTACTATCTCTCCACCAATTTCTTGCGGCCTGCTCATCACAAGTCAGCCTACCTAAATAGGTTACTACAAGGCCATTAGAAATAAAATAATCTGGATCGATATAGTATGGTCCATCGAGAACAAGATCTCTTACTAAAGAGACCTCAATTCCTACGTTTACGAACTCTGGATGGCCCATCCAAACACCATCGTCGATGATAAGCACATCGACGTCAGATCCATCCTCGTCTTCTTCGTATTGAAAAGAGGAAGGCGAGATATTTACGTTCCCACCAAAATTTCTATTGAGGGAAAAACCATCAACGTTCGGAGAAGCAACTAATGGCGTATAGCTAAAAGGATCGGCTTTTGTTTGTGTTCTTAAAAGTCCCCAACTACTTCTAAAGTATTCTGCCTGACCGGGCACAGCAGGAGATATCGGAGGACCGTCAGTTGCGGGAGGTAGGGTTCTGTAAATTTTGTACCCTGCAAATGGCGCAGGGTCTGATAGACTCGGAAGAACCTGAGGAAACCTATTTACCAAAGCGTCTGCTTTTGGCCTTGGATAGGTCTCCATGTGAAAACCTGGATCTAGTTCAACATAATCTACTTTATTATTAGATCTGAGTAACTCTGCCTCCTCCTCATCTAATAAATACGTAGAGCGATATTTTGAATATTCTTTTTTATCAGAGCACTCGCAACACCTACTAGGCACATTGTCGCATAATGTGCCGTCTGTAGTTAAGAGTTCATGTATCTCCGACCAAGCGGAGGGTGATTTTACGCGTACTACGTAATGCTTCTTCATCTATTAATCTCCCTCCGATCAAGGTACCTATATCAGTTATAGGTGAACGTATCCATTACAAATGTCAACTCAAGAGTTGAAACATTAGTCGAAGCTCTATCCGCCTGACCAAAATTAATCGAAGTGATTTGAGCATCAGGGATTGTGATTGTTCTGTTGCCTAGGGGCGAAGGGTCTTCACCGCAGCTAACAGGGGTCACTGTGAGGGTAATAAATGAGCAGTCGTATGTCTTCCAGAAGTCGACAATGTCGGCGTGCTTTTCAGGATCGAATGGAGCAGACACAGTTACTTCGGACAATGTACGAGGACCCTTAAGCTGGAAAATACGTCCTCTTACACCATCGGCGTACTGAGTGGTACCTGATGTATCTCGGATTCCAGAGAAAGTTGTGAAGTAGTGCTGGAAAGGCGAAGCCTGGATCCAATACTGCGCCTGAGTGATGGGCTTATAAGAGAGCATAGCAGTTATGAATTATGCAATATTTCTATTTACTATTTAAACTAGGTTGAATATATCAATTATTGAAAATACGGATCGAACCATCTCCAGTAGCCTTTGGCTTCTGGGTCAAGAGTTACTGCTTCTCTATGCACAGCGTATCTATTTATTCTAAATACATTGTGATAAAGAGTTACAAGGTCAGATACATCATTTTCCTCCATCCCTTCTGATTCAATTAGAGCTTTTAGTCTATATAGCTCAGTTTCTGATTTAGACTTAGACTCTGCAGCCTCAGCAGGGACCCTACGCAAATCTTTTATTTCTTCGAGTAATCTCTCTATTACAAAGACAATTTCCCCTGGCGAGGTAAACTCGTCTATGTCTAACTTGGAGATCGCCATCTCATTTCCTGTAGAGTCGCTTACAATTCTTTGGAAACCTACGTCGTCTAATGTACCCTTAAAGTTTGAGGAAATTGTTTGAGAAATCTTTTGCTTTTCAGAAGTTTCTTCAAAGTCAAATAGCTTCATCAGATCGGCTCCAAAGTCCATGTCTTCAGTTTCAGACATTGGGGCCTCTTCACCTTCTTGAGGAGGTGCTGCGCCCATTCCGCCCATCTCTGGTGGCATTTCTTGCTTAACCAAAGAGGGAATATTGAGCTTTTCTCTTAGCCAATCGACATCTTCTACTGCATAACCAAGTGCACCGAGCTGAGATAGAACCTGGACAATACGCACTGGGTCTTCGCGTTGCTTAAGATCCTCAAAGTTACGTACAAGACGCGGAGGATTTTTTCCAGGATAGTTGAGTTCAACAATCCATCGGACCAACGTAGAGTTAATTGTTTCATCAAGCTCTTCAGAAAACGCTTTAGCTTTGCGCATACGCACAGAGTCGGCGATTTGATCGCGGGCGAATGAGCCAACACTTCCTGTCTCCTGGCCAACAGTTGTTTCGCCGTTAATCACAAAGCTAATTTGCTGATCAATATAGCTAACTAATTGATCATATAGTTCCGGCCTTCCATTACTTTCCAGCCACTGAATATCCATCTCATCGGGCAAAACAATGGCGGTTTCTTGGCCCATTCTTTGAAGAGCGGTAAATAACGCGTTCACTTCTTCTTCGGGTGTACCAAGACTAAATTTACCAACAGCTGTGGGCGTTGTATGTTTATCCGCGTATTGCAGCCAGAAATTAAGCAGAGTTCTTCTAAACTCGACAAGCGGATATAGTTGTCGGCCTAGGCCCGAACCATGCACGTCCATGAAATTACTATAGGCCCAGTGCCTATGTAATATCATCGATCTAAGAGGAATTCCCATGCCCTCAACTGGCGAGAACATTGTAATAAGTCTAGGACTAATTGTCCCGTCTTCATTGAGCTTAAATAGGAACCTCCTAGGATCCCGAATTTTAATCTCTGATGGAACAATATACTTCCCTTGCCTCATCCAGCAGATTTCTGCAATCGACATTCCTAGAATTATCGATTCGCACATTCCTCTGACAAATGTATCAAATCCAGAGTTCGTAGATACAAGGGCTTCTTTTCCATAAGACTGCCTTGTATTGCTGCCCATTCTATTGATTACTTGGCGAACAAACTCGGCAACTTCTTCATCCTCAGGAGAATCAGAAGCGGGATAAACTTCCCAGTTTCTTTGTACAATTTCCCCTATAAGTTTTTCCCAAGCAGCGAGAATTTGGCTATCATTAAATAGCCTCATGTATTTCTCAATAGCCCTAGGGCCACCACCACCCTCTTCTAGAAGGATGTCATCTCTACGAGGAAGGATTACTCCGCTGGTTAGATAAGGTGCTCCTGAATAGGAATACGGATCGGATTTATATCCGGCTAAATTACCTTGAGAAACTCCGAGGGAAAAATACCGGTCAAAAAACCCCGCCTTTATATGTCTCTTAGGATCTTTAGAGGTCATTTGGTATTTTTAGACATTATTCTTCAGTATCTTTAAACTTAGTTACTGCATAGCATCATCCATTTTTGTAAGATCAACAAGTACAGTCTCTAAATCCATGAGTCGTTCTAGAAGTTCTTCTTTACATATCTTTCCTTCTTCCCATTCTTTGATGAGTTCGTCGGCTCCATCGACCATTACATTATACCCAGAGGTCAAGACATTAATTCCTTTTTCCATGATTCTTGTTCTTTGCTGATAGATTTGTAAAATTCTTTGTAAGTTTTACGCCATTTTTCGTCGTATTTCCTTACGTATTTGAAGTAGTTTTTTGACCAAGATTCTACGTCATATAAATCTTTATACTCATTAGGAACATTTTTTGAAAAGATAGACAGCTCAATTGCAAGGATTGCGCTAATAAAGTCTCCTCGTTTTAGGATCATTTGCTTTTCTAGCGCATCGATAGAGATATGTTTAAATTTTTCTCCTATCTCTTTAAAGAGAGGCGATTGCTTAATATCTAATCTCTTTTCTTCCTTTACTTTTTTAATTGTTTCTTGGTACGCGTTATCAAGTATATCCGCAATAAAGCTTGAGTTGAACTCAATATCTGTTTCGTTGTTAATCTCTCTCCAGAATTTTTTAAATGATTCATAACCTTTTACAATTGTGATATTTGAATAGGATTGAAGCTTTTGCCTAATGTCTCTTTTTGCTACATCAGAGTAGTGGATGTCTTTGCTTTCTGGCCAGAAAGCACTACGTTGAGCCAAAGAGTTTGCCCATAAAAACGTGGTTAGGAGCTTTTTAATTCTAGAATCAGCGAGATCTTTTTTTGGAATATCATCGATGTCCTCTATTGCTCTTTTCCAGTCATAAAATACATCTAGGGCCTTATTTTCTGCAGCGCAGTACACCGGAGTTTTTGCAAGTTTGCCGATATGCTGTTCACCAAGTTCTCCGTACCCTGTGATGTCGTTAATAAGCACGTCGTCTTCCGACATACTCTGCGATGTAATTACCCTAGGTTTCTGGACATTTTTTATCTGCGCATTAAACTCATGTAACCACCTCTCGTGGGAGATCTGCTGCTCTGTCTTCCAGCGATCGTGCGCAAGAATCTTATCAAGAAGCTCTTCTTTAAGATTACTTAATGCTAGAATCTCCAGAGTTTGCATCGGTTGCAAGTTTGCGTAATTTTACATCTATAAAGCTAATTATATCACGATAGTTCCAGCAGTTGTCAATCTTGTTAAATAATTTATGATCGATTCGCCCGAGGTCCATGCCCGCTGTCATAAGCCGATTTACATCATCCCAGCAATTGCTTCCTGCTTCGTCGAATAAAAATATTCTCTTATCATCTTCTATTTCTTGCTTTTCTAAAAATCCGAGCACATTGAAAAAGTGAGATAGCATCGGAAGATCCCAACCAGCAAAGACTATAAAGTCCGAGGACTTAATCGTAGCTTCTGTAATCGACTGTCTACTCTTAACCTCTATGTTTTCCTTTTCCGTTAAAATTTGCTCTAAATGAACAACCATTTTGTTTAAGTCAGATACCGTATCTACGGATCTTGCCCTAATAATTGTTACAGAGATCTTACTTGACATAGTTTAGTTTAAGCTACAAAGCTTTAAACCTAAAGTTTAAAGTTTAAAAAAAGCTTCTTGATATGTTATCTGCACTAACACAAAGACAGTTGGAATCAGTTTTTGTCAATCTACCCAGAATTATCGAGGATGCTTTTAAGTCTTACGAGCTAAAAGAAGGCGCTTTTGAAGTCAGAGCAGAAAAAGAGCTATATAATGAACTGTATTTAGACTTAATAAATACTGTATTTGAAAGGATAGAAGGAGAACAACCTATAAGAATCCTTCCGTTTTACAATAAGCTCTTATTTATTACAATAAAATTAAATTTTAACACCGAGCGATTTTTAAGTTTATTAAAGTTAATCGAAGTTGGAGTAATAGCCTATCTGGATAGAGAGGGCATTAAAAATACAAATATAGAGCAATCTTTTTTAAGATACATAGAGAGCATCTCTAATGCAATAAAAACAAGAGATATATTTTTAAAAGGAACTAATGTTGACGAGTTAATACAAATAATCGATGAATACGCTCCGTCTACAGCAATTGTAAACCGGACAATTGCCGCCAGTAGACTGGATGGTAGAAGAATATATTCGTTATTCAGTAAAGATTTTTATTGGGAGTATCAGAAGAAGCAAAATCAAAAAAGCGAAGTTTTTTCTGGTATTAGAAAAACGGTCTATAATAATAAGCTATACCTCCTTAACCAAGGGATCGCAATACCAAGTTATGACTCATTTGACGATGAAGAGTGGGGAGAGTATACTTCAAAGTATTTAATAAAGTCAAAAACTTTTAACGAAAAGCTCAATAGCAACCTAAAAACATATATAAGTAATGCGCTAAAAACTTCAAAGGACATAAACTCAAGCATATCCGATTCTAAGGTAGAACAGTTAGAATCTAATATTACTTACGATCAGAAAGATTTAAAATCAAGCTTTGGAGGAGCTGGGGAAAACGTAGTAGAAAATGTAATTTTACTCAAGACAATTTTAAAATATTTTGGAAATTCTCAAGCTTCTCCGGTGGGTAGCGTAGACTACATTTCTTTGCTATGCGAATATTTATACGCGTTTTGCTTTGGAAGAAAAATAAACGGAGGATTTTCTGATGTAGGAGGAACGAGTCTTTTAGGAGATTTTAATACGTTATTTTCTTACGGCTCTAATGTAAACAAAATAGCGGGGTTAAAATTTTTAGAAGGATTCAAGTCTTTGAAATCTTTTAGTCAAAACCTAGATCTTCCTTTAGATATTGAAATCAAAGAAGAAAAAGAAAAATTAATCTACTCAGCGATATATAATCCAATTTATGCAAAGTATATCTCTGGGATAAAGGATAGGTATATTGCAGAAGATCGAAATCCTTATATCAAAGAGGTCGGTGTAGATTTGATTTTATTTGGATTAGAGACTATACTTCAAACTGCTAATAGACTCGGAGATACAATCGAGGCAATTAAAATTAGCTTAGATCAATCAGGAATACTGCCAGGATACGAAGGCTTAGGACCCATCTCTATTCAAATAGAAGAATTTAGCAAGGTATTTATTACTACATCTGAGCTAGATACAAAGTACGCTAACTCTAAGATACTTCCAGGATTTAATGGGCTACTTAAGTATTTAGTTTCTTCTTATCAGAAATTATCGGACACCGTTATCTATCCCTCATTTACTTCGGAATCTTTAGAAAATTTTAATGAGTGGGGAAGAGAAGTAGAAAATGCTCTAGGAAGACTGATATCAAATATCAAAAACTTAGGATATAGTCCAGGTAACTTCGTGCCTAACATCTCATTTAAATACTCGGCAAAAGATAGAGAGATAGTTATAGATCAGTTAAGATCTCTTAATTTTCAAGAGAATGAAATAAATAAGTTTTTGTCAGTAGAAAGTTTTGAGGAACTGTTGTCAATATTTTCTCCTATAACAGATTCTTTAGATCAAGTTTCCTTCTTTAAAGGATACGAACTAACTCAGCTTATATACGAATTTGGTGGAGAAAGCGCCGTAGATAATTACCTATCTTATTTGTATTCTCAGGATGAAAATGGATTACTGAGAGTATTGAATAATACGTTAAAGAACAAAAACAAGGTGTCTATTTATAATGAAAATAGATTTGGTAAGTTAGTGGGTTTATTGATTAATTTAACTTTTGCAATAGATCCCGATCAATTAGCTTTATTTAAAGATTATCTTTCTGGAAGTAACTTGGATCTATTTAAATCAATCGAGTTTTTATTGCAAAACAGAAATGCAAATATTTTGTTAGATAAAGATAATATCGAAATTTTAGCTCCTTTAGTAGAATCTTTAATTTATGGAAGATCGATATTTGGATATAATTCTTACTCTATTGGATATGGTGTTGCGGATAGAGAAGCTCCTCTTGCTTTACAACAATTAGAAGATTTAATAGACAAAGATTTAGGAAGAGCATCAATACCTCTCCTGCGTAATCTTTTTGATAAGTTTAACGGATTATCAGTTAAAGAGCTCATTAAGATAATCGGGCCGGGCTCTTTCAACACAGAATATGGTCAATTAGTAAATGGATATGAAGGTGGTAAGCTAACAAAGCTTATTAACTATGCCTATTTTAGTGGGTTATTGCACAGAATTAGTTATTATACAAACTCTTACCAAGTACCTAATTTTTACATCTCTCCTGACGTTTCAATTAGGCTCGATCAATTTTTAGTAATACTTGAGAGCATAAAAGATCTTTTAAATATTGTATTGACAAATCTTTCTGGCTCAATTGAGTTTCCGTTTGAAGACACAAACTCAAATCTTTATTCCTTTGAGAACATATTTAATACTCAAAATAAAAAGATAGAAGAAATTTCAAAAATTGTAAGAAATTTAGTACCTATTAATAGAGACATTTCAAACATAGCCTCTCCGAGCATTAATGGCGAAGCGATTATTGTAGGAGCACCTGGCACCGGAAACTCTCCGATACCAGAATCAATACCTATTGAAAACTCAATTACTCCAGAACAAGCTAGTCAATTATCCACTGTTATCTCTAGAGACTACTCATTTATCTCTGATAAAAAATTTAATAGCACATCAGAATCAGATATAATTAACAAGTTTGTTAAGTTTATTGAAAAAAGTAGGAAAATCTCAAAGTTAAATAGTGGTCAGTCTTTAATTAGCGAAAATATTATCACAGAAGAAAATTCTAATTTACTTAAAAACCCCACCACGACGCAAGAAGACAAACCTTTGGTTTCCCTTGGAGATGATAAAAATGTCGAAGGTATGCTTCCTGCATTTTATACATCGACACCCTTTTCAGAAGGCGTAGAAAAAGACCAAGAAGATCTTCTTATTTCTAAAAAATTAATTTCAAAATTTGATCCATTAGAATCTTGTAAAAAGTTCGGAGGAGAAAATTGCGAAGATAGGGTGCAAACTAATATAAATACGTGCGGCGCAATAACAAATTCTGCCATATACCCAGAAAAAGACACAGCGCCGGTTTCTACGGTGTTAAATGGAAGCGTTCCTATCGATAGACCTTTGGGCTCTTCTGATCCTCAAACAAGACTATCTAATGTTTTCATTCCTAATGGAAAAAATAACAAACCAGGATATTTTGATCTTTTAGGAGATGGTGTAAAAATAACTACTAACTCAGAGCCGGTACGATTGAACATAGACGCGGAGCCTTATGTATTTAAAAAAGAATCTTCTTTGGACAAAGAGGGTTTATTATCTCAGTACTATAGCTCAGAGTTCGGATTAATTGAGGCGATTAAAGCTGGGTGGGAAAAAGACGATCCATTTAACTGTTCATTACTCGAGGACCCATATGCGTACCAAGCATGCATGAACTTATTAAAATGTAAAAAATTTAAAAGAGAAAAAGGAATGTCCGTATTAAAATTCTGTCCTAAGACTCTTGCAGGAGGGTTATTGAAGTGAAAATATCCACGAACTTTTTAATAGAAGAAGAAGGACTTGTATTTCTTCCTTTTGATAAAAAACAGACCAGGTCTTTTAATTATGTGAGATTTGAAGATCAAGAATTAGTTTCAAATGACATAGTTAAATTACAAAAACAAAAAACTAACTCTGCACGAATTTCTATTGATACGCAAGATATCTCTATAAAAGAGTTAAAACTAACGAACCAAAATATATTAACTTGGGATGATTTATGGATTGATAACTTCGATGGAAGTAGTATTGATCCTATGATCGAATCAATTAACCTTCAAAGAAATTCTTTACTTTACGTAAACTTTAATTTAAAAAGAGATAAGTTAAGATTTTTAAACTTAGAAGGTAACGCAAATCTGAAAACTTTTATAGGAACAGAGTTGAATGCTTTAGAAGTCTTAGATTTAAGTAATTGCATAAACCTAGAGTCTGTAAATCTAGGGTTGTCTAAGAATATTAGGATGTTAAGTTTAAAGAATTGTAGGTTAACTGAAGCTGGGCTAGAACAGGTACTATCCTCTTTTATCCCTACAAAAACTGCTTCTGCAAACATTAGACCAGGATCTTTACCTCCCTTTAGAAAGCTCTATGAAACTCTTCTAGATCTTAGGGGTAATGACATAAATTGGGGGAATAGAAGAATAGCTTCTAAAATAAGATTATTAGTTACAAACAATTGGTTGGTTTTATGGGATAACCCTCCGCCCACAAGCGTAATTCCTATTCAAATGTACGCATTTTTCCCTAAGAATATAAAGGACACAGAAATTTCTCGGTATTATGGCAGACCTTCGCTCTAGATTTATTGAAGATTATGCTGGAGGTTTGTTAAACGTCTCCAGGCAAGAGTTGGCTAGCACGGGTGAGGTGCTATCTCAGGATGGATTTTTGTCCGATGCATCTTCTTTTGTCGAAGATGGCACAGGATCGAAGAGTGGATTAAAGCTTGGACTATCTCTTTGTGAGGTGGTCGATCCTACAACCGAACAAGGCGCAGTTAACGTAAGATACGCCGATAGAACTTACGCTAGCATTCGTGATTTAAAAATCTTTTCTACTGCGATTGCATCTGCTCAGGCGGCATTGGCCGATGCCACCTCGTCTTCTATAACAAACCTAGAGACTGCATTTGAGCTTCTGGAAGACTCCCAAGATTCTCTGCAAAATCAAATAGACACAAATAACACTCTTTTTGATGAAAAAATTGCGAGTATTACTTCTTCGATTAGCCAAGCAAACTTGGCAACAAACGCAGAACCGGGGATTATAGAAATTGCAACACCCGGCGAGGTTGCTTCTTTTAACGATACGACAAGGGCCGTGGTACCTAGTACCCTTGGGAGCGTTAGAGGGGTGGCTGATGGATTTGCGTCGTTGGATGGCGATGGTCTACTTCCAGTTACAGAACTACCTCAAATCCCGGCAGAAAAAATCCCCGTGTTACCATTGAGTAACATTCCAGTACTCGATGATAGCAAAATCCCTCTTTTAGAAGTATCTAAAATACCCGTCCTTCCGGCGAATAAGCTCTTAACAGCTCCCGTCCCATGGGTAGCAACCGCTGCAAATTTTGAACTAAGCGCTAATTTTACTTTTGCTCATTCAGGGACAGGGACAGAGTTATTACTAGGAGCGGCAAATACAACTAACGATGTTGTCGGAACATCAGGTTTTATTTATGTTACAAACAGCACAGGCGTAAGCTTGTTGAGCATAAATTCAACTGATTGGAAGCCTACGATCGGTACTTGGGTTGATCCAGAGACAGGAGAAGACGGCTTATCTGGCAATTTGTTAATAGGCTATTACATAGCCAATGTAGGCGTGGTAATTTACACAGCAACTAGAGTAGGAACCTAAAATGGCAGGGAACTCGTCTTCGCTATTTATAGGGCGGAATAAAAGAACGTTATTTTTGCCATCTATTGATTTTACGACCGTAATTGACACTAGTGGCTCTAATTCCGCGTACTATAACACGTTTTATGTAATAAATAGATACTCAGAGCTAGAGACTAATTTAAAAAACTTAGGTATAGGGGCGTTTCCCTCTAGGGTAAATAAATATAGTTTTTGTATTGGCAGCACAGTTGGTACTGCATTGTCAGCAATTGAAAGAAACGTAGTAATAAATGGCAGTCTTTTTACAAGGTGGGCAACAGGAGATAATTTTCAAAATGACACCGTAGCTCTTGGAAACCTATCTATAAATTCCCAAGACGGAATAATAAATTCTGCAAACTTAGTCAGTGGTACAGATCGAGGATACGACACAAATGCAATAAGAGTGGTCTTTGGGATTTCTAACGACATTACTGCAAACACCACTCAAACATTTAACACTACGGACCTATTTCCATATAAGTATGTAGGATTACATAGTCTTACGTTTTCTTATATAGCAGGACAAGATCAAGGACCAAATCCGGTTCCTGCAGGGACTTGGGTAGGGTTTTTCTATGAAACAAATACATTAGGCACTGCAATCTACATCAACGGAACCGTTATTAACTATAGAAAAGAAGTGCCCATTGCAAGTGTTGGCGTAGGTGGTCTTACAATAGCATCACAACGTTGTGTTACGCGGGCAATAAATACTAATGGCGCACTATATATCTCTGAGCAATTTAACTCCGCAGCCCGCGCTACGCAATTATTCGAGTCATTTAGCGAGATTATAAAGGACAACCTGACCCTAGTCTAAAAACACTTCCTCAAGGATAGATTTTTTTAGCCGAATTGAGTAAATCGGCCCGACTTTTTTAAACACTACCATCATAATATATTCTCTTTCGTCTTTCTTAGTGGGTAAAAGTTGCTCTCTAATGGAAATATAAGCATCTCTGCCCCCGAGCATAAGCTCAATTTGCTTGGTATCAAATATCCAAGAGATGTCATCTTGGCTTTTTGTGGCTACATATAATCCTATCGGGGCGTTATTTAATACGGCGCTCCTAAACCCAGGAATGAGCGTTTTTTCTTTAGAATAAATTCCTTCAAATATAGTCCTAATTTTATCTTGTTCTTCTGGATTTTCAAACATCACATTCGCTCCACTTCTACGCCAAGTTTACGAAGTACGTCGATTCCTTCGTTAATTCTATACTCGTTTCTGTAATAAACTTTTTTAATACCGCTCTGAGCAATCATCTTTGAACAATCAGGACAAGGACTATGAGTGCAAAACAGCTCTGACTTGTCAATGGACTCGGAAGATTTTGCCATCTTTACCAAAGCATTTTGTTCTGCATGGAGAACAAAGGGATTGGTAGTTCCGTCTTCTAGCTCACAGCAATTGGTATGAAAACCCGACGGAGTTCCGTTCCACCCATGCGCCAATATGCTCCCGTTTTTAACTACAATTGCGCCTACCTTGAGCTTTTTACAATTAGAAACCTGGGCAAATAGTTCTGCAGTTTTCATGTACGCTTCTTTTATCTCAGGTTTCATAAACTGCCTCTAGTGTTGTATATATTATATCACTATATGGGCTTGTGGTTTATTTTTTTGATGCCTTGTTCATCTTTTAAAAACTTTTTATAAGCCTCAAAATGTCTGACGTCTTCTTCGCCTAAAAATACTTTGCCAGTTTTGGGTGGTCTAACTCTTTTCTTTTTAAGAGCCGGAGGTTCGTAAGTTAGTTCTTCTTGAGCCGTAGCATCATTAAAAAAATTTTCTAGTTCATCTTGAGTAGGAACAGAAGACATTATTACTTCTGTATTATGTTGCTCTTGGGACGAACTAGAGTTAGTTAGTTTTGTTGTTTTTCTTCTAGTTGTCATACTCTTCTTCTTTTACATGTGCTGCACCCGGCCCAACCCTGTACTCTAGACGGGCCAACGTACTGAGTTCCTGGAGCGTCGGTTAAAGGACCGGACTCATATAGCCCTGGAGCAAGACTCGAGCTCTTTCTCGTGGCTTTTTCTGTCCAGTTTTGCCATCCCCACATATCTTCGGAACCATAGACATGGGGACTTTGTTGAGAGTTGTTTGCCATATTTGCTCTAGTCGCGTAACTAGGTCCTGGATTTACCCTATTAGAACTCCGTAGGTATCTATCTTGAGATAACGCTTGGCGCACATAAGAGGTGTTTTGCGTAGTTCTGTCTCTATAGTCAGAGTTGCTACGCGATCCTTCCCAGGATTCATAAGGAGAACTTGATGAATTTATAGCCATGTTCTTTTTCCTAATGATCTTTAAACATAAAATTAAAATTAGGGTTTAAAGAAAATTACATATATAAGCCATAACTATGCCCTCGAGTAAAATGTCAAGACCTGGCGCAGAAGCAGGAGAACAACTTGATATCTCTAATGATTTTGATTTTGGAGATCCAGAGGTAGTCCCTGTAGAAGTATCTGAAGGTAAATATATTTATTTAAAAGAGCCTTGTGCAGAGGATCTGATCCACATTTCCGATATAAATGACGATGAAAAACTAAGCGAAATTGAGGCCACATTGCAAACAATTTGCGTTCTTCATATGCCAATAAATGGCGGAAAGAAACTAACGATGAAAGACGCAAAAAAACTCACTGCAAGACAGCTCAAAAAAATTGGAGAAGCAATGGGGGCTCTATTAGGATCAAATGAGTGATGAGTACGTAATAGAAAGAGAGCATAATTACACCGTATCTATAGAAGATAAAAACAAAAAAAGATTAGTATTTAGGGACATAACAGGACAAGATTTAGAGTTTTTAGAAAGGTTTATTAACAAAGAAAAAGAATTAAACTTAGAAGATGTTATAAAAATTTTGGAATTATTAAATGTTTCAAGTACTTCTATAAGAAAGATTACACCTAGAGTAATCAAAGAAATATTTGAAATTGTAGCAAAAGAAATACTATGTAATTTTATGACAAAACTTCAGTGGTTAGAAGTTTGTTATGCTTTACAAAATAATTCTTTTGTTGCTTTATCTTTTTTTGAATCTCAACCAATGACAAAAGTTATGGCAATGATTCAGGTTCATAAGAAAGCAGTCGATGGAATCAAAAGCTCTTAGAAATAAATGACCGACGAATTACGCTTAAAACTTATTTTAATCTTATGCTCAGTAACAGTTGATAAAAACCAATCTAGGTTAAGGGAACTTGTGCAAGTTTGCTCTTACTATGTGACTGATAATGATTTTAATAAGATTATGCGTAAGTCTTTAAAAATCTTAGAAACACAAAAATGCGGTATTGAAAGCTGCACGGATTGGCTAATGAATAATCTTTTTGAGTTGTACAAGAACAATTTGGAAGATTAAAGGTTATAAATGACCGTTTGTTTAAAGATCGATTGAAAGGCCTCTTACTTTGTAAAGAATTATTTTATGGCTAATCCTGTAAACATCAATGTTGGCGCCATCCAGCGCCCTGGAGTGTTTGTTACTCAGTCATCGACTGGTGGATTACCTCAACCCCTAGCCTCTCACGCTATTGGTTACATTTTTGGTTCTACTCCGGTAGATCCATACGATGCAAATCCCGTCGAAGAGTATTCATCTCTCCCTCCTTACCAACCCACCCAGGTTGGTTCGCTAGAGGACTTTGTTCAGAAAGCAGGTGGTGTACCAACTGCTGCTAACAGTCCTCAGTCCATTATTTCTTACGATTCAGTAAGAGCATTTTTTGATAATGTCGGTGTAAATGGAATTCTATACTACACCCGCGTAACCCCTACTCCTGAGACAAAAATTGTCGTGAGCAAAGGAGCAGGTTGGAATCTATTTTCTTTGAAACTTGGTGGAAGATACTTTGGAGATAAGTCTCTGGGTATCAATGATGCCGAAGGCGTAGAAATTAGAGTTATCTCAACTACTTCTTTAGATGCAAATGATAACGCATTTGATATCGTAGGATATTTGAGAGAAGAAGATCCTGATTTTAGCACATTCTATAGAATCGAGCAAGACGACGAAGAATCAAAGAACGCTACTTTTAGAATTTATTCTAAAGATACCCGCGTAATTCCCGTTGTTGATACCTTCAAGGCTTATCAGATTTCTGATACTGCATACGCAACTCCAGAAAACGCAGGAGCGGTCAATCAGTACGTTCCGATTAAAGAGCTTAATTTCCGTTGCGTTGCAAGAGACGTACTAACACAAGAAACACCTCTATTTGTTTCTGGTGCGGCTATTGGAAACTTTTTAGAAGCAACTTCAGTTACTGCGAATACAAATGGCACGAACTCTTTTGAAAGTGCTAGTGGAAAAATCAGAGTAGCTGATATCACTTCTCTATCTATTGGGACCGATGCTCTTGCTCCTGGAGACAAGGTTGTTTTAGAAGGTATTGACTTAGGTCAGGCATATAACGGAGCCGGTGAACTTCCCGCTGGTGGCGTTTTTTATAGCACAATCTACGAAGTACTGAGCGTAGATGCCCCAGATGATTCCTTTATTCTTGATAACGGCTCTGGTTCGCCTCTTCTCTTCACTTCTAACGATTTAACTTCTGTAGTAAGAGTTCGTAGATTGGCTTATGATCCTTCAGAAGCTACTGAAGTATACCAAGCTATCGAAGATTTTCTAATTGACCAGGAAATCTATGCTACTGCAGCTGACATCCCCGATGACAAAATTGTTGCGGTATCGAGCGATGAAAGAGTAGGAAAAGATGATCATATCCGCTGGAGTGACTCATTCGCTGCTTATTATCAGTGGGATGCTGGAACTACTGCATTTACACCAGGTGCAGATGGCACGGGTCTTAGCGTAATTCCACAAGGTACAATTACCTCGGTTGGTGGTAATGTAACAAGAACCGGATATGTTCCTGATAGTGTTCAAGTTTTCTACGTAAACGTAGCAGGCGAAAACAGAGTAATCATCGCCAATGGCGCTACTCCTGCGGAACTAACCGATAGCATCACTACTTCGCTCAAAGAAATTCTTCAAGAAAAAGAACTCGATGGGTTCTACATCGTTGAGTCGGTAGAAGTTGACTATGAAACTGCGCTCGGAGCGGGTAATTATGCCCCGAATAACGGCGAAGCAATCGGAACAACCTTAGCTGTAGCAGGTGCTCCTGCCCTCCGTCCTTCGGCCGATGGTAGAGAACTCACAGGCTCACTTAGCGTAACTTCTGGAAATACCACAGTCCTAGGCACAAGATCTGCTCAAACAGGGACCATTGAACTCCAAGCAAATGGATCATTACTGGGTACAAACACAAACTTCCTTAGCGTAATTGCTCCTGGTTACAGAATCCTTATCGGATCTGATACCTACGAAGTAGTTAGTGTTGCTTCAAACTCCCAGGCAATTGTTCGTAATCCTGGAAGCGCAACTGTTGCTTCTGGTGCTTCATATAGCATCGTAAGTTCTAGATTTACTGAGGAGCTATATGGCGGTGCTTCTATTGTTATCAATGGATATCGCTTTACAGTTAATTCCGTAACCAATGACGGAGAAATTGTAGTTGCTGAACAGCCCGCATTTACCTCAAGTTCAACACAAGGATTCTTAGATAGCTCTTCTGCTAATGGATTCTATCGCCACGATTATATTCTTAAGGTAAAAATTACCTCTAAAAATGGTACTTCTTCGCCTATCGTACCTGGCTTAAATCGCTATGGTAAAAAAGACGAGAATATTATCAGAGCCAACTCAATCGACGAAGCCGCAGACTTTGCAAACTATAAGCTTTCTGCAAAAGCAAGATCACAAGACTTTACCTATGCCATCGAGCAAGGTATGGGATCCGGTGATTTCCGTCCTGGATTCTTAATGGCTCCAGAGGCTTTTGCTGGAATTAAGTCAGAAGTGGGCGGATTAAGCAAAACCCAAGCACGTGAAGAAAGAGTAAAAGTTACTCAATCTCTCTTAAAAGCTGCTGAGGGTAAGCTAGGAGGAACAGAAGGAATCTCTGGAACTCAACATATTGCCTTGGTTGATTGCGGATCTGATGAACTAAGCCTAAGCGAAGTTCAAGACGAGCTGTCA